TACCGCCTTGGCTTCTGTCCATCATTTCGTTAAGTGCGGCTTCATAGCCAGCAACAAACATGATTCGGTTTATGCCGCTTTTTAAATCGGTTTTAAATATTCGGTCAAAGTGTTGATTTGCTGTCATGTGTTTTCCTTAATATACGCTACGCATTTCCCAACCAAGCAAAAAATAATTCCATCGAGTTTGCATGGCTGGCACGTTGTATCTACCTTTTGTTGCGCTGAAGTTTGTGTGACCCTTTGAACGCATCATTGCTTCAAATACTTGCTGTGCTTTGCTCATTTGTTAATCCTGTGGTGGTGTGCAAGTGTGAATCGTGGTCAGGTCTGCTGTGCGTTTGCCGCAACGTGAGCAAAAGTTCTGCTCTGTGCGCTGTGGTGGGGTGGTGTAAACAGGTTTATATCCTTCTTTAGGCTCTGCACTAAAGCACAATACTTTGTCTTGGTTGTAATACGCCACAGGCTCTTGGCTTTCCAACTCTTCAATGGCTTGCTTGCCTGCTTTGATTGCCGCCCATGATTTCTCGCCGTTGTAGACATACGCATCCACTTCCAACGCCTCTACCATCTGTTTCAACACTTCAATCATGCTTGTCCCCTTAATTGCATTGCAAGAATGTCATTGCCGTTTTTCTCAGCAATAGAAGCAAGACGTTCACGCTCTTTGGCGGCTACCAGTTTGGCAAAGATTTCATCACGAACCTCGTGCCAATTTGGGTGATACTCACCTTTCATGTTTAGCACATTGTCCGCTTCAACGTCAGCTTTGTCAGCCATCTTAATGATTTCATCTTGTGTCATGCTGATACCCTCATTGCTTTCTTTTGATTTCTTGTAAGACCCAAATGAAAAACACTTGCCACCTTTTTCTTTTGATTGCTTCTATATCGCTCAACATTTTTCTTTTGATCTGCTTTAGGTTTTTTTACATCAGGCAAATCACCAAGCATATAGACTGACCGTGGATAACGTCTTTGTCCCTCATGCTCATAAATATATTTTGCTTTATAAATGCGCTTTGGAATTCTTGGTGACTCTTTATTCATGCGAGATAAAACAGAACCGCCTTGTTTTCTATTCATTCCTAATTCGTCACAAATTTCAGCAGATGTCAATTCACCATATTGACAAAGCAATCGTTCAATTTTTGCAACACACAAACCATAATTACTCATAACAAACTCGCTTGCTGTGGCATAAATCTCCATTCGCGCTCAAGCCTGTTTGAACGAGATTTCACTACCCTACCAGTCAATTCAATCAATCCCTCACGCTGTAATTCAGACAATCTTCGCGAGATTTGATTGCGATCTAAATTGGTTAAAGCGGCAATTCCATCTTTACCCAAAGCACCATTACGCTGAAGACAATTGAGGATTGTTTCAAAATGTATCTTTGCTGAATCCTTAATTAAGTCTGCCGCAAAATGACTGGTGGATGGATCAGTGTTTCTTGCCCGTGGATGTTCTATCATGTGATGTCCTTTCAAATTTTTGAGTCTAGGATTAACCGCAAATCTTTTTCTTTTGATTCAACTTCATCCAAAAATTTAATTACTTCAAACTCCAAAGCGGCAATATATTCATTGTCACGCTCAATGGTTTGAATAAACAATTGCAAGCCTGCGGGACAACGTGGATCAAATGACACATAGTCCACCCATTTCCTGCCTGTAACCGCCATTTGCCACATCATTTGATCCATATAGCTTTTGGCTATAGATTGACCCAAAAACATATTTAGGTGGTTTTTAGTCATGGGGCATTTGATTTCGACCATACCGTCATCACCAATAAGCCCATCAGGACTGGCTGAAGACATTGCAATGCGTGGATGGTCAATAGACCCTACCTGATCCACTAAAACGCCCATATGGGCTTCGTAGGCGCTTCGTGCGTACTCTTCCTGTTCTACCCCCCATTGCATTGCAGGCGAGCTATAACTGACCGTATTTACGCCTGTAAGACGCTCCACGACCAATTGAAAAAGGTAATCCTCGCGGGATGAGCCATAACCAGTCTTGGTCTTGGAAACAATGTCAGAAATTCGCGAGCCAGTGGCTTTACCCAATCGGGCGGCAAACCATTCAGGTGTTTGTTGCTTCATGCTTTTGCTCCCAATTTAGCTTTCATATCGTCCTTGGCTTTGATCAAGCGGTTTTGTGCATTTTTGTCATTGCCTGCCGCTTTGTAAGCCTCGGTGTAAACCTTGGTCAAATCAGCAATGGTGGTGGCATCAAAAATGGCTGTAAGGTGGTCAGTTAATGCGCTGGTGGACATACCTTGGGCAACCTCAAAAGTCTCTGCATCAGCATCAGGCTCGCCCTCTAAAGGAATTGCAAAAGACTGGAAGCAGGCATATTTGTATGCGGTGGACATGGCTTTGTTCGTGGCTTTGTCGCCTGAATCCATTGCTTCGCCATAGGTTTTGATGGTGTGCTTAGAACCATCCTCCACGGCAACAAAATCAAATTCCGCTTCTACGGTCACATAAAACAATGCGCTACCGCTTTTGGAAATACGCTCTTCACAAACCCGTGAAAGCATTCTTGGCAAAATGCAAAGCCCATGCTCATGAAGCAATGGCGCAATCGCGTTATAAACGTCATCAATGCCGCGAAATTTAAATCCTGCGCCTTGGCTATTGGTGCGGGTTTTGGCAATGCCAGTCTTGGCTAATTCGCCTTGGACTGCATTAATTGCTTGATAAACTTTCATTTTTTTTCCCTTTAGTGTTTTGTAATGTTTTTAAGTCTTCAATTTGCCAGCAAAGCTGACGAATGTAGCCCTCCAGCATACCTATCCTGAATGCCAAACGGTCAACAGCAACACCATCCCTATAGGTGACATCACTGGTTTGCTTTGCGTGTTCAATCAAATAGTCTGCGTTCATTTTGAACTCACTAAAAATTTAATGAATGTCAAAAGACCCAACACATAAGTGACAAACAAAGCCCAATTGTGATTAGGCTTGATACCCAACAACACAGCCTGCCAATGTTCATCTTCGGCGGTCATCCGCACCCTTACGGGTGGCGTATAGGACGAACCAATCTTTAAACCAGTCCGAGTTGTGTAGCAAAGATTACTTGAAGTCATGGTCTGATTGCCATTGTGAGATTGCGGCATCGGTGGCATCGTCTTTACAAGATTGCTCCCAATCTTCTTTGACTTGCGTTTCGATTTGATGCTGGTCGCTTGAACTGAGGTCATCCCAAATTTCCTTTCCGTCTTTGTAAGCAGATATTTCAAACTCTATATCGCCGTAATCATCGTAGTCAACTGGCTCATACTCAACAATAATTATTTCGCCATCTTCAATCTCAAAATCAAATTCAATCATTTTTATTCCTATGAAAACCAAAGAAAGAACCCATGCAGGATTCCGATTGGGAAGAACAATGCGCCAGCAATTAAGAAGCCCCACATTGCCTGTGAAAAACAAGTAAAGATGTGTGTGAGCCATGCAAAGAAGCAAGCCCATCCAAGTAGATATCCCATTATTTCAACTCCTTGATGATTACAAAAATCAAGGGCGATGCAAAGATGAATCCAGCTACAAGTGCCAGCAAATATTCATAAGCGGCATTACTGCGTTTTTCCATTTTGATTTGATAGTGTTCTCGATACATATCGTGTCCTATGTTGTTGTGAGCCTCAAGTATAAGCGAACTTATCTCCAACGAGCAATACCCCTCATATAAGCTAGGTTATTGTTGTATATAAGCTAAATACACTAGAATCATTGGATGGACAAAGAAACTGCAATCAAACTGGCTGGTGGCGTAGAGCCGCTGGCTGAACTTTTGGGTATCACCCGCTTTGCCATATATCTGTGGAAAACGGATATACCGAAAGCAAGGGTGTGGCAATTGAGGGTACTTAAACCTGAGTGGTTTACAAGATAGGAAAAGTATGTATAATTTAAAGCGTCTAGAGTGGCATTTAGACGTAGACGGAAATCAAAGAACCCCGCAGAGTACTGTGTGGTCTTGTCAGACGACAAACGAACTTTTGATTCCCGTC